ATCTCATCGCCAGTGTTAGCAGAAGTTGTTTGCGTTTGTAGAGTACCTGAAGGCGTAGCCGCATTGTCTGCAATATTCTTCAGAACATTGTAGTCGTAGGCTTTCTTCAGAGTATAGGCACCGGACGATGTGGCAAGAGCCTCAAAGTTTAGGTGACTATGGCGTTCTTCGATATCATCGACCTTAAAGGCAAAGTAGTTGCCTTGGTCAACCACCAACTGAATCTGGTCATCGGCCAGAGCTTCAGTGTTCACGGTGCTACCACGTTGGTAAGCATTGACCGTGATGGTCGGTTCTTTAATGATATTAACAGTATCCCCGAAGTTCTCAATTTCTCCAGCGTAGTCGGTATTGGTAATAGCTTCCGCTACCGAAGCACGACGAAAGAATTTGAGGACTTTTTGAGAATAAACGACGGGTACAAAATTACCTGATGGTAGATTGCCGTACCCTGCAGCAGTAGTAAATGCCATGATAATATCTCCTTTATATCATAGACGATTGCTGTTTTATCCTACGGAATCCATGACTCGACCTTCTCGTACTGCTTTGTCGATTTCCTTTTCGACTAGTTCGTACTCTTTAGGTTTGAGTCGTGATATTTCCTGAATAGACCAAATCTTTTTATCATCCTGAAACTGTTCTAGAGACATCTTAGTATTTGTTCTAGTCACTGCTTGTGCAGCATCGTTTCTTCGTTGATTAGATTGTGGTCCTTTAGTTGACTTAGACTTGTTACGAGGTTTAGGCGTCTTAATGTTATTATCTGCCTTAAACAAATCGATAACTCTAGCGGCCCATTTAACATCTGTGTTATTTTTATAGATGCCATCAGCAATGCTAGCAGGTTGTTCGTCAAGCCAACTTAGAAACACATCACTTTCTTTGAGAACTTCAAAGTCAGGATGGAGATTCATTAATTGTTTTGCAGCAGTTTGAACAACAGCTTCTTGTTCTTTTAGACGCAAATCATGAAGTCTCTCTTCAATGTCTCGTACACGTTCGTTAGCTTGTAGTGAAGAAATAGTCTCGACAACATCGTAAACATCAGGATACTTTTCTTTAAACTCGCTTAACTCTTCTTCGGTCTTGGGCAACTCTTGTATATCATGTTTTTTTGCCTCTACAGAAAGTTTAGCACTAAGCAGTTCTTTCTCTTGTTTCCATTCGTTTAACTTATTATCATAATGACGTTTTAAATCATCATAACGTTTCTTGAAATCGTGAGTTTGTTCTTCACCTCTCTTAGAAACCAAACCTTCAGTTTGAGCAAGTTGTTGACGAGTAGCCTCTACGGGGTCGTCAATGTTATCTGCATCTTCCTCTTCATTAAACTGTGGTTCTTCCAAGTTACGCCTGTAATCATTCTGATACGGGGTAGGTTCTAGTTCCGTTTCGTTCTCCTCATTTAAGTTTTCGTCAATCATTTTTACCTCTCCTTCTATTGGGGCTGCACAGTGTGCAGGTTGCCATCGGTAGGTGTGTTATATGACGGTGCCGCTATTGCAGGTGGCCGTCTACGCTAGAAACAACTTGTAAAATTCCTCATTACGTTGTTTCAATTCTTTTTTTGCGCCAAATCCATCAGTGTAATACCGTTTGTATTCAGCACACATTACCTCCATATTGTCGCTGCAAACTGCACCTACAAACTTAGGAAAACTCTTTAATCCGTAGCTTCCAAGGTTGTAAGCGAAGTCAATCAGCATCTCCTGACCGTTTTGAGATAGGTCATCAAAATTTTCGTTGAAGTGAGTTAGCAGAATGTTTCTGGCACCGCTTTCAGCTGTGTGCAGGTCTTCAATAAGAAGTTGTTCTACTTCGTCATCGGTCAGACCGTTGTTTGCCATTTCTACTTCAGAGTCTAGAAGTTTATGTCCATAGGCAATAGTATCATTACCCCCTTCTGGTGAACGGTGTGGAAACCAAAGTTGTTTTTCTTCATTCCAACCAACTTTTGGTCCGTTCTCTACATATTTAACAAAGTCGATAAACTGATTGGTAAGCATTAAGCTAGTCTTTCATCAGTACGTTGTTTTTCTACAAAAGCTTTTTGCATACCCGTAAGCATGTTTGTCGCGTCCTTTGCATTTTGTAATAGAGTACCTACATTTGCAGGAGTAACATCTTGCATGGCAAAACCTAGACCACTCATAATGTCGCCACCATTAGCATACCCCATCGGTGCGGATAGACCTTGTTGTGTTTTCTTTCCGTCCGGTGTTACCATTGCAGGTTGTTGTGCCTGTACGCGCTTTGACTCTGCGCTTTCAGGTTTATCTTGTTCTAGTATTTCTGCATCTTGATCTTTAGATAACACAAATCCACCTTTCTGCATCATTGGTGGCATTGCTTCCATGGGAGCCATTTGCGGGGGTGGTGGTGGTGGCATTGGTGGTGCCATGGCTGTTTCATCCATCGGCATCATCTCAGGTGGTGCGTCCATCATAGGTGGCGGTGCGCCAAGAAAACTTTCATCCATTTCAGGACCGACAGGAGCGGTAGCTTCTTGTTGAGAAGCAGCGTCACCTTCACCACGTTCTTGTAATTCTTGTCTAAATGCTAAACCTTCATCACGAATTTTATCTAGATATTTCTGTCCTCCACCAAAGAATGGAACAAGACCTTTAGGAATAACATACTCATAGTTACTGATTTTGATTGGAACGTCATCTTCAGGATCAATGTTAGCAGCAGACATATCAACATTGTTTTTCTGTGCTAGTTTGATTGCTTCTTTTGCATAACGATTTAGTTGATTAATACCGTACAAAAGCACAGTTTCATAAGGCAATACGTAATCACCGTCATTGGCTTCTTGCGGAATATCATCAGCTATAGACTCGTTACCACCTTCCTGTGGTGGCATAGCTTCTGGTTCGTTGACCATACCCAGACTTGCCATTTCTGGATTTTCTGCAAAACCAGCTTCTACTGGACCGCCTTCTTGTTTTAGATCAAAATCTTTTGTATATAGTCCCATTGTAATTTATTCCTTTAACTTAATACAGATATATCTGCAGGTCTAAGCCAGTTACGTTTAATCATTAAACCTACTAAATAACTCGGAGTGTCAATTAACGTAGCCCTATATATTCTACCTAACCAACTACGTTTTGTTCCTTTCATTTCAGCCACAATATCATCAGTACGTTTATTAGCTATATGTGAAAGAACTTTAGCAATTAATTTATTAGAAGGCATCATAGACACTAACTTGTAATAAAGTTTATGATATCCTAGTTGGTGTTCTGGTGTAAGATAACGGTTTGAGTAAAGTAACCATTGTTTAGCACGATAGTTACCAAGACCGTACATACGGTTCATCATTGTACAGATTATTTTATCACCAGTAGGATCACCTGACTCAGCAGTTTCAGTGTGATCTGACTGCCCCGAATAACCTGCTATAGCATCTGCCATGTTTTGTGCGGCAGAGGCTTCAGCTGCAGCAGCTTGTTCGTCTACAGAGCCATACGGATTTGCAGCTTCATACTCATCTCTTGCTTTATTTGCTTGTAATTTATTATAAGCTTCCTGTCCTTTTTTTGTATTCCCTACACCATATATGTTTACTCCAGTTCTATCGACTACTTGTCTACCTAAAGCATCTACAGCTATAGAAAAGGTAGAACCGGGAACGTTCGCAAAACCAGCAATCTGTGTGTCAACAGCTGGACCAAGACCAGCACCACCGGGATTCCAATAAGCATCTGAAACTATTCCTGTTCTACCTATCTGACCATGCCCTTCGCTCATCACAGCTTGAAGCAGAACATTTGCTGCTCCAAGAGGTGCGCCTGTAAGCATACCAAGGCTGGTAGCAGTAAAATTTATAGGTTCCATTTGTTTTGCAAATTGATCTTTAAAAAAAGAAGTCGCTTGATCAAACTTAGTGAACCCTTTAATTGGAGTACCCATAAAAGGTTGCGCCTTCATTCTCTCTGCTTCTGAATCTTTAGCATGTGTGCCTAATGGATCACCAAAGTATAAGTCCATTGCATACTGACCCGCTTTTGAAAGTGGACCTTTACCAGACACATCAAGAGTAGAAGCTTCAAGCGCCGCCCTATTAATTTGATCATATATACTGGTAGAATCTAAAGTTCTTCCCGGCGCAGAATCAACTTTTGTCATTTCTGCAGAATACTCTTCTATATTTTTTGGTGTAGCTTCTTCGGCTAAAGCCGCATTTATATCTACTTGCTCTTGTAATCCTATATCAAATAAACCCGGAGTTACCTTTCCTGTTTCTTTATCCAGACTAGCGGATTCAAGATTATTAAAATCACTTCCGTATGCTGAACGGTCGTCTAGGTAATCTGAAAACGGGTCTTCTACATTTATATCTGAGTCACCACCAAGATCAACTGCCTCTTGAATTTGCTGTACTGCTCTTTGTGTAGTTGTGCCGGTAGTTTGAGGTGTGGTTGTAGCAGTAGTCTGTGGTGCCTGAGTTGCAATGGTGGGTGTTTCAGGAGCGAGTGGTTTAGTAAAAAACTGTGATGCACCAGTTGGAAGAGAACCTGCTTGAGTGGCTGTGCGGTAAAAAGTACTAGCAGGTATATTTTTAGGTACTTCAGGTAATCCTTCTCCCGGTTGTAATTGCACACCTTCTGAAATTTTCTTGAACACATTATTCCAAGATAGTTGATTACTTTGTTGAGAAGTTATTGGTGTAATCGTTCCCGGTTGTATAGACGTAGAAGTACCTGATAGCATTTCTCCAATATCACTAGCAGACATTGCTGATCCAGTGCCTTCCAATGCTGATTCAAGTTGTTCCGCTAGTGTAGCCATTAATTGTCCTTTTTATGTACCTTTACCGTATCGTTAACCGACTTCTTGAGGCATACCAAGGTTTCCAGTAAAGCCAGCTTCCCCTGAAGTCGGCGCATTTCCAACTCCGATTCCTCCACCACCAGCCGTGTCCTGTGGCGCACCACCAACTCCTTGAGGTAATCCTCCAGCCCCTCCCATGCCAGCTGGTTGTTGACCAGCGGCAGGAGCAGCTTCGCCTGTTGTTCGTTCATTTAGTCCTCTCAATACTTCTGCAAAGATAGCTGCATCACTGATATCATTAACAAGTGCATCTGGATCAATATCCTGACTAATTGCTAGCTCTCGTATGAGATTGGGTATCTTGATAAAAGGAGCCAACATGGGATTAGACACAGTTTGAAGTAACGCTGTAAGACGTTGTGTGCGTACTTCTTTTTGAATTACTGCGCTAGTTCCTTTTGGTTTAATTTCAAGATCACCAATCTTCTCAGGTGTTTCATCGTTAAACTGCATGTTCCATTGAAAGAAAGCTTCACCCATAGGTTTGAGTAGAAAGTCATCAATGTTTTTAATTACAGTCTTGACACTAAGTCCCGCACTGGACATCAACATGCTTAGACCTGCAGCTGTGCGACCTGTGCCAGTTACTCCTGTCTGACCGTGAACAATACTGGGGATGCCCGTTTGTTCATCGGAGAGTTGCCGTGCTTTGTCGTACATCTGTATGTTTTCAGCTGCAGTGCTTGGAAACTTAATTGCATTAACTGCTGTTCCGGTTACACCTGATTGCCTCCGAAAGACCTTACCGGGATACACATCATACGATTGACCGGGAACGAGTTGTGTTTCGTCAATGTCAAACACAAGATGTCCAGCAAGAGCCAGATTGTCGATAGCCATACGCATGTGACCGTTCATTAACATCTGACTGTCTTCCATGTTCTCCGCTACACCGACACCAAATAACTGATATGGATTAAGTTCGTAAGGAAAAGAATGAAACGGAATACGTGCAGGAATAAAAGGATTAACTACAAAACGTAGTATTTCACCAGCACACATCCAGACATTTACCTGTATGGCGTCTAGATCGTCACTAATTTCTTCCATATCCATTCCGAAGTTTTCAGCTAACGCGCTATCAAGACTTCCCCAATATTCGTACACTTCGTATCTATTAGAAGAGTATGTTGGATCGTCTTCATTGGCGTGTAAAGAAGATTCAAAATATCTTTCTTGATAGTTTGGTCCTCCAGAAAGAACATTGCTTATCGCTTCTTCATCAAAGTGTGGTCTGTTTATAAGATCACGTAGTTGTTCACGATTCATACGATGACGTTGAATTACATATTCAGCGTCATCAATACTTGTAGCACTAGGATCAGGATAGAAGTCCCAACAACTAACTGCTTCCATACGAGGAACATTACGATCTATAGGTTCGTATGTTTTGTCTCCCATCTCGTCAATAGACCAATTGTGAACAGTTTTATTATAGTTAAACGGACCTTTAATAACTCCAGTGCCTAGTAACGCACACTCAAAGATAGCATGACGCAATACTGTAACTGCGCTAGTGTCAAGAAGTTGATCCTGTATACATTTTTCCATAATACGTGCAGCTTCTGCTGCAGGTTCTATTTGTGGTTCACCCATACGTGCTGGACCTGCAGCAACGTTAGCTCCCATGTATTTACTTTCAAGACCACCTAGTTCTGCCGGTTCAGGTTTGCTTGTTGCCTCTGTTGCTCCCGGCAAAAGTTCTTTACCATCACCTTCAAAACCAATCATGTCATCTGGAACGTCTTCTTCTTCTTCCAGTGGAATCTTACTTAGATGAGCAAACTCATCAATACCCATCGGCATAGGTGTTGATTCCACTGAAATTGGAAACTTATTATTGGCAAATAGAATATCAACTATCTGACCGTACGCAGCTAGAACTTTAGTCTTAGTAATTTTAATGAAGACCTGACTTCGCTCATTACTACGGTATTGTGTACTAGAATCGTACATACCACGGTAATTCTTATACGCTCTCAGCCAGCGTTCTTCTTCTAGCCTACGTCCTGACTCAGCATCACGAAAACGTTCCATGATTGTGCCGACAATACCCGTTGCCTCTTTAGCTTCAGGTACTTCAACCATTTCTTCATCTTCGTTGTCGAATTCATCTGCCATGAGATTTAGATTCCTTGATCAGATGAAGCCATGATCATAGATGCTTGGCCCATGTGCTTGTTACCGGATTCTGCAGGAAAGTCCTCAGTGAGAACACCCGTCTTCGTACCGACACCAAACTCAAGTCCTTCACGGTACAGTGCGCTTTCATTAGCGTCAGACATTTCGCCCTGCTTGCTCATCTGACCCATGATGTAGCCCTCACCGTACATTTGCTTGTTACCTGCTGGCATGGTTATTACTCCTCTTGGTTGTTAAGGTAATTGCCTCATTGCAAAACCTTGATACTCTTCTTCTAAGTCTGTAGCTCTATTCTGTAATCCTGTTTCTAACTTTCTGGCGCTATCTCTTGCCATAATTCTAGCCCTTCTGGCTCTACCTTTTTGATCTGCTTTTTCAGCTTTAGGTAGTAATGTATCTAAACGTGTTCGCGCTTCTCTTGCTGCAATGTCGCTTACTGGTGTAAGATCAGACGTTCTAGCCCCTGACTGCATCTTTTGTAGTAGCTGTTCATCTTCAAAGCTGCCCGGATCATCTTGTATTTTATCTCCTGCAACACTGGGTGTGAAAGCTTCGATAGCAATTTCTGATCCAATCTCTGCAGCTTTTAACTTACCTGCCGGTCCAAGCAGTGTAGCTGCACCTACTGCTAATCCTTGAACACCTCGTTTTAAACTGTCTCTGGTGATCATACCAGAAAACTTATCTTTCATTCTTTGTTTAAAAGTATCTGTCTGTTTGTCTAATTCTTCCATAACCGATTGTTTGAATTCAGGACTGATATCTAAACCTTGCTTTTCTCTCATTCTGTATTCAGTAAGTGCGTCAGATTCTCCCGGTCTTTTATTATCAGTTAAGAATTGTACTCTTTCCTCGTTAGACATTTCGTCTAATGTTTTACTTGAAACTCCTGCTGCTTCTTCTTTTGCTGTTTTAAGCTGACCAACTTGTTCCATAAGTTTAGTTAGCTGCCCACCAACTGTGCTTAACTCTTTACCTAACTTCTTTGATAAATCTGTTACATTTGTTATAAAATTATTTATTTGTTGTTCAACTTGATTTTGTGACATTGCTGTTATGTGTTGCACACCTTGAACGGCTCTGTCCACAGCATTTCCAGCAACAGGTGTTATCTTAGCTATTCTTTTTGCAGCATTAGCAAAACCATGGCTTTCTAAAAATGCTTGTGGTGATAGTCCTTTATCTTCAGGTAGAGATATCTGTCCTAATGCGTCTTCAGTATACAGTATGTCTTCAAAAAACATCTTAGCAAAGTGATCTACCGTAGTCATCTTCATTAACGAAGAACGTCTTTCCGTTCTAGCAGCTTTATAGTGATCCATTCCTACATCGCCTTTAGTAGAATGGCCTAAAACTTGATTAGCTGCTCCTGCACCGTACTCGTCTTCTAAAATATCAAAGATATTACTTCTTAAATCTTTAAGAGAGAAAGGAATTACATCGAAAGTTTCAGTGTTACGAATAAATAGTCCACGTTCATCCATTACTTCTCTTACAGATGTATTTATTAAATTTCTGTATGTAGTTTCTTTTTCAGGAAATAGTTTTGTTCTGTTAGATTCTTTTGCTTCCTCTGCAGTATCAACAAGAATCTGTGTTATAACAGAACCTAATTTTAGTGTTGTAGGTTGACCTTTATTGTATATACGTACCTGTTTCTTTTTCAAATCAACATAAGTTGCGTCTTTCTTCATATCTTTAGGATTGTCTGGTAACACTTCTAATCGTAAAATGTCTCTATTACGTATACCAGAAAATAATTTTGTCATAGCAAAAGCTTTAGTGTTTTGATCAGGAAGCCTAGCGAAACCATCGTTTATAGATTTATGAAATTCCCATGGTGAAGGGTACTCTCGTTTTGCTTTTTTTCTACCTGCTGCAATATTAAAACCATTTGTTGGAGTGGTTCTGTTCATTTCCTCCATGCGAACGACTTGATTCGTAGCTTCTACATTATAGTCAAACAATCCTCTGTTAATGAAAGCTTTTAATGTAACACCTACAGCCCCTTTTGCACGTTCTGATTTTTTAGTCTTCTTTAATCTTTCAACAATTCCTTCCATTACTTTTGAATTATTTAATTCAGATAAATCTTGATCGTAATTAAATCCAAATTCTTCTACGATTGTTTTCTTTACAAAATTTACTATTTCTGTTTTATTTTTCTTTTTATTTTCGTCCAACATAGCAGGATCATCGTCAAGCCTTTTAAGATAAGCTTCCAAAGTATCTGCTATCGTAAATCCGTATTTTTCTTCAGCCATTCTCAGTATCCAAATATTTGATTAATTGGAGTGTAAGTCTGTTCTTTAACTCTATTCATCATACCTGCGTGGGGTAGTCCAGTTTGTCGTGTCATACACATATACCTTAAAGCATCGTAGGCGTGGTCTTCTGCCTTGGTATCCACATCCTCAGAATTCGTTCTAGAAAGTGGTAAAGTTGGAAGAGTACGCACAAGATTAGTACAAGTGGAAAAGATACGCATACGTGGTTCAGCAGTTTTTTCATTCATCATCAGTCTACGGTGTAATTCTATCTTTCCTGCCATGCGATTTTTATCTGCGGGTATGAAGCGTACACCGTTACGTGTTAGTGTTTCTGCGATACTTGGTCCAGTTCCGTGCTTTGACCAACAAGACCCATCTAACACAGATATATTCATTGGTGGATCGAATTCCTCTAATGCTGTAATCATCTCAGCCAGAGTCTCACCAGTGTATCCCGCACTGTACAGTTCTCTGTATATCCAAAAGTTATTGTCCCAATCTACGGCACCCCAAAGAACACAACTAGGACTACTGTAGCCATAATCAGCAGCGCGTATTCTGGGCCAATTGTAAGGTATCTCAAACGGTTCAACAACGTGGACTGCTCTATCAAACTCTGAAAACGCTGCGCCATCTGCAACATCCCAATCTCCTTCAAGTAATCTTCTACGTTCTACTTCTGGCAAAGACAACAGCATCGCTTCGTACTCGCCAGATTCTGCTAGGTGCGGGTTATCTGTTAGCCTTGCAGGTATGAATCTTCTTTGAAATAATGGTTCACCCGGTCTTTGTGGATGATTGGCACCGTGTAGAAGTATCTTACCTGTGTCTACATCTGTTGCCCAAAATGGATCGTTGGGTGGAGAAGGGTCGATAAACATCTTTTTAATCCACCAACCACCACTACCACCGGGGTTAGCTGAAGCGCGCATGTACGTGTCGATAGTTGTATCGGTTGTACGTAGGCGACTTCGTAGATAGTTCCACACGTACGGTGTGGGATAGTGGCCCAATTCGTCAATACCTATCCACGTAAACGATTGACCTTGGTATCGCGCTGCATCTGTATCCTTATCAACGTAACTGAAAAGGGCTGTAGCACCACTGGGAAAGGACCATGTATTCTTTGACTCTCTAAATATTGCACCGGGAAAAGCTTGCGGATAGATTTTACGTGACTGATCTATTAGTTCCGTCAGTTCTGCCAGTGTTCGTCTAAGTAGAAGTGCGCGATGATTAGGATTGTGTGCGTAGCGTAGTAAGTCCATCAACATAGCAAATGACTTACCACCACCTGCTGCACCACCGTATAACACTTCTTTCTCTGGTGCTGCTAAGAAGTCCGTCTGTGGGCCGTCATTAGGATTAAATAATATTTGTGTGTGATCGTCTAATCTTGCCCGTACACTTTTAGGAAGCTTCTTAACATTCTCCTCGACTGCCAGCCCTCCGCTTCTCATTAACTTCTCGGCGTGTTTGATGTTAGCTGACTTGTCGTTGAGAGAATCTAGTTTCTTCTTTGCCTTTGCCTCTGCGTTCTTTAGAGACTTGATGCGTTTACGTGTAACACGTTTCTTTTTTTCAACTCTCGAAACATGGTAGTTACCTTTTTCACCGTCTTTTAGCTTTGGTCTACCACTCTTACGTTTTGGTGTGTTTTCAGTCACTTTTTCTTTCTTTTACCGCGCTTCTTGACTTTACCACCTTTGTTAAAAGGTATAGATAAACGTCCCATAATATCTTTTTGTGTTGCTCTACCGATTCCTTTTTCACCGGGTATACGTCTATACTCTAAAGAACCAGTGCCACCAAGAATCGGTAGTTCTACTCCTACATCATATATATTTATTGGTTTACGTGTTGTAGGATTGACACGTCTATATTTGAATTCAACTCCTACCCCTTCTTTGTTCTTAATCTTACCCCTTGCAAAAATAGATTTTGATCCTTTACGTTTTTTATACTCTACACCAAAGTCTACTGGTCTTGTTTCATTAGAGTATGGTTTATCCTTTGGTGCCATTATTGTTAGTCTCACTATATAGATTATCAAATGTTACAGAGGCATTTAGATACGATTCGTGTGCTTCTGCAGAGTGTGTCCACTGTGACGGTGTAAAGTCTGGTGCGCCTTCACCCGTACGCCATAATGCAGGACTTGTTGCGCGTACACGATTATTAGGTAGAGCTATCAGATTGCCTTTCCACTGTCCTTCTGTAAGATACAACACATGAGATTGTTTGTGTTGTGCAGGGTCGTCTGCAATCTCGCTATCAGTGTAGTCCACTGTAAAAAGATACTTACCAGTATAAAACTCTCCGTCTACTTTACAGAGCCATGGAGATGAACTAACACGATCCATCACTACGGTACTGTGGTTTCTTGATTCACAATCCCAAGGTTGGCATATATGGTCTTCCATGGGTTCAGGCCAATCTTCTAGCGGTATATCTGCCACCAAAGCCTGTATTGGCATTCTGGCCCACATTGCGCCACCGTGTACGTTCTCTTCAGGACCGTCTTCTTGATCAACTTCGCATCCTGTAAATACAATATGAAAACTAAGTGATCTGTCTGGTATTGTGTTTACGGCAAATGCCATTGCATGTAGGTATTCGCCGTGATAGTCTTGATGATTACAAGTGAATTCTTTTCTTACCCAACATTTAAAGTTAGGTGCATTACTGATAAGATAGGGCATCTTACCTCTTACGTTTTACTGCTCCACCTTTTGCGTAACCCTTGGTCTTCTTCATACCAACTTTACCGCCCTTGGCGTAAGCTTTGGTTTTCTTTTTAGCCATGCCACCGCCCATCAT